TCAGCCATTGTCGGGCTCCTTGGATGATTGTTTCGGTTCGGTGCCGTTGGTTCCCCAGACCAGGAATCCGACAGAGGCGACGATCAGCGGGATGTACGTCTGCAGGATGAAAAACAGCCCGGACCAGGTCTCGATCCTGACCAGGCCCATCGTCGTCGTGACCACGGCCAATGTCGGAAATACCAGGATCAAAACGATCGCGATCGCCATGCCGATCAGGCGCCCGATCGCCACGGTCTGGTTGTCGGGCCCGGTGATCACTTCCTTCAACCAGCCCATGACAATGCCGCCTTTTCAATACGATCGACACGCGCCAGCCAGCCTTTGCCAAACACCGGAAACTCGGTTCGCTGTCGGTAAAATTCGCGGCGCGCGTCGCAAAACCGGTCGATCAGCTTCGCCAGGCCAATCGTGCCCGCATACGTCGCGATCGCCCGACTGGTGGTTTCGCCCTGCATCCCGTCGGCAGGCGCACCGACAATGCGCTGCAACGTCTTCACCGCTTCGCCAGGCCCGGCGTTGACCCCGAAGTCAAACACCGCAACCGCGAGCGCGACAGGCAGCCTGTCGCCGCCGACTTTGTCCCAGTACCAGGCCTTGTACAGCGGGCTGACCGTGGCCGCGTTCAGGTTGCGCATCACCGCCTCGGTCGCCGCGCGCCCCGACCATGAAAACCATGTCCGCGCGGTCACGCCCAGGTTGGTCGCGCCACCAGGATCGCGCCCATCATCAACATAGCCACCCTCTTCCTTCAGCACGATCGCCAGCGCGTCGGTAAAACTGCGCGCGGTCATTTCCAGAAATGCCCGACGACAGCGCTCGAAATCGCGCCGACTGCCGTCGCGATCGCCGCCAGCGTCCACCAGGCACCCTTGCGCTCCGCCTCCGAAGCTTCGATCCGCGCCAACCGGTCCGAAATATCCTTCAGCATCCCTTTGATTTCATAGACATCGCGTTCCATGGCGAACAGGCTCCCTTCGACGCGGCCCAGGTCGCGCTGCAGGTCGATGTGTGTTGGCGGGACCATCGTGATCATCCGACCGCGAAGAACACGGCCGCGCCCAGCGGGTTGGACCCGCTGTTCGAAACCTGCACGTCGAGCGTAAAGTCGGTCCCCGCGGTCGCGCTGAACCCCTGCGACCCAAGATTGAATTGCTGGATCGCGCTGATCGGCGCAGACCCGAAAATCTCCAGCGTACTGATCGCGAACCAGTTCCCGCCGCCGATCATCTTCACGGTCAATTTCCACCCGGCGCTCGCCGACTGCGCGGGAATTCCCGCCAGGTCGATCAGCGTGGCCGTCCTGGCCACCCCAGCGACCGTCTGGTTCATGACGACTTTCATCTCGCCACCGGCCGCCCATGCCGCATTGAACGTCCCGGTCAGCACGGTGTCGGCATTGACCGGGCAAAGCGATGCCGTGCCGGCGGACTCAAATGTCAGGTACGAAGGGTTGAACGAAGGCGCAAAAATCGTCTGCAACCCGCTGCCGCCGGTATAGGCCGCCACGTTGGCAACCCCCGTTTCGCCACTCGGCTTGATGCGGAAATTGATCGCACTATTGGGCGTAGCATCGCCAAAGATCAGCGTCGTGGTCGCAGAAACCCGCCGCTGAAAACCATAGCCGGGCACATCGATATGCAGGTCATCGAATCCCCCCGCGGTCGGCCCCGCGGCGGCATAAAGCGCCGGATACCCCGCGCCAACTCGACCGCCCAGCGTATACTGGCTCGATCCGACGAAATCGAAATTACCCAGAGAATTGTTGCCCGCCGAAAAATGAAATTTCCCGCCAGTCAAAGTACCCGCATTGCTGAACGCGCCGTAACTGATGGCGGCCTTCACTTCGCTGTTGGTATGACTGCCGGGCCCACCGAACGCACCGCCAAAACTGCCAAGCGTGCATTGAAAATAACTCTCGATAATATAGTCTTCGATAAAGATGGCAGGCGACGCCAGATAACCCGAAGAAATCGTGGTCGATGCAACGGTCTGGATCTGTGACACCTGCCATGTCGTCGCGGTCAGCTTGGCCAGGACCGTAGTCCCGCCCGCCACGCCGCTGCCCGACAGCAACTGCCCAACCGCGATCGCGCCGGCGCTTGTCGCCGACACCGTCATCACCGATGTCGCGCTGTCCGCTCCCGGCGCAATCGAAGCTGTGGCTACTGCAAGCGGACTGGCGAACAACTGCCCGTTGTCTTCGCTGCGGCAGCCCAGCATGTTGATCGATGTCTCGCGGCCATATCCGCCGACCAGCGACCCGCCAAACCGGAATATGCCCTTGGTGTGGCCACCGACGCCCTGAATGCCGGCATACACCGAAAACAGGTTCACATTGCTATAAGCCTGCGTCCACAAGGCGGGGCCATTGCTGCATCCAAATGCCGAGAAATACGCCTGAAAAACGGTGACATCGGCATTGGACGCGACAATCGCGTAAAACTTGCTCACGATCGCGGCAGGATTGTTGATCGAAAAATAAACCGCCCCCAGCGTGCCGGCGCCGGCCGCCAAAACACTGCACTTTTCAAACATGAACTGGTCCGCGGTCAGGCCGAATATCGCGTACTTCGACACGTCACTCAAATCCTGCACCAGGCAGTCGGACATGTTGAACTGGTTCATGCCTGTGCCGACCGTCTCGGCAAACAGCATCAGCACGGTGTGCTGGCTGCCACTGGTCGACGTGAATGTAATGTGCTCGATCGTGCCGCCGATCTGGTTGGTAAAATCGTGCGCCGGATATGCTTCGGTCATCGCCGCGACAAATCGCGTATGCCCCAGCGCCGAACCGAAAACCTTCAGGTTCTTGCCGTCAAAGGGATTGGCTTTCCCCCAATTCAACGACGACGTGTGCAAATAAGTCTGAGCAAATAGCTGCATCGCGCAACCAATATTCTTGGCAAAATTGATCGCGTTCTGCAGCGCAGCCGTATCATCGGTCACGCCATCACCCCTGGCGCCAAATTGCGCGGGATTGATCACCGGCACGGACAACTGCCACCAGGCACCGTCCAGGCTCTGAAAGCTCGCCCCATCGCCAAACGGCCCGGCAGCGCGGACAAATGTCGCGCCGCCCCCGTCGCCCGCCGCCGCAAATCCGCTCGTCAATATCGTCGAAATCGCAACCGGCACTTTGTTCGCGCCATCTGCGCGCGCGTGGGCAGCGAATGCGTAACCTGCCCGCCAAGCAGCGCAGCAATAAAACCCGCCATGGAATTCCACAACGAACCGCCCGTGGTATCGTTGGACGCCACATGCGATGCCCCATCGGCACCCGCTGCTTGGGAAGCCAGCCCGTTCGCCAGCGTCAGGGACTTCCCCAGCGCGCTAGTGGCCCGCGAAAATGCTGCACCAGATCCTGCCATAACGCGTTTCCTTACTGCGCCAGACGCACGGCAACGGTGCCAGCGGTCAGGGTGATCGAGATGAAATAGGTCGCAGCCGCATCGGTCTCGACAGTCTGGATCTCGTTCGCGATCGCGCCGGTCACGCCGCTGAACGCATAAAATCCGATCTGCTGCCCCCCCGCGGTCAAGCCGACTTTGGTCGCCCCGCCATCGGTCGAACGCAGCAATTGCGCAGTCCCCGAAGCCAAGACCGTGGCATTGAGCGTCATCCAGACTTCGCGTGCGAGCTGCGGCGCAAAAGGCCCCAGCGTATGCGCTGCAGTGTCGTTGATCGTCGCCACAATCGGCGTCGATGTCGCCGCAGCATAGGGCGCAGACAGCGATGCGAGCGCCGCATTGCCCAGCGTCTGGTTCGCAGATGTGGCCGCACCGCCGAGCGACCCAATATTCACCGTACCCACGGCATTCGTGCTGGCCGCAAGCGCAGTCACCGTCATTTCGGCAAATGTGCCATCGCCCATATCGACCAGGCGCTTCTTGATAACGCTTCCGCCGATACCGGGCAAAAGATCGGGCGTGATAAGATCGGCCATGCGTCGCTCCTTGTCCCCGATCCGCCTGGATCGAAGTGGTTGCTGCCGGGGTGGTGGATGTTCGCCGCAAAGACAGCGGTCGAATGTGAAACCGCGCGTCAGTCGTGCGGCAAAACCGTGCGACCCTGTCTTAGGATTGACCGGCCTGGCTTTGGATCGCGTCAGCAACAGTATTGTCGATCGCCGCGCGGTCATCGGGCGCAATCCGATTGAGCCGCATCATCGTCGACGACGTATTTTGCACCAAGGGCAGAAAATCATCAGGCACTACGGCCGAGTTGACGACCTCGTGCCGCGCAATCGCATCGAGTATCGCCGCCCTGCCATCTGGCAGCCCAACATCCGGCAACCCAGCCGCGATCGCCCCCTGGCCAGAAGCCAACAGCGCCAGATCGTCGGGGTGGATCTCCCCAATAAACGGCGCCAGATTGCGCTGCGCAAAATCGCCAGGCGCCTGCCGCGCCTGCAACTCGAGCCGCAGCGCGGGCGCGCTATCGGGCGAGGGCAAAGTCGTCGCCTGCGCCACCTTGCGCAACGCACCATCGACTTGCGCCAGCGCAGCAGGACTCAACCGCCCGGCAACATCAGGCGGCAAATCAGCGACCTGCCGCACACCATCCGGATCTGCGGCAAACAGCGAAACAACCGAACGCCCCGCGCTGGCATCGCCGGCCGCCTGCTGCGCATGATCGCCCGCCATGCGCCGCTGCGCAAAATTGGCCGCAAGCGCCTGGTCATCAGGCGAAAGATCGCCACGCTGCGCAATCCGGCCCAACAATTCCGGCATGTCCCAGATACGTGGCTGCTCGGTCCCGCCGATCACGGCGCCCGCTCCCCCCGCATTGCGCAACAACAGGCCCGCATCAATCGCGTCACCCCCCGGCGTATTCGCCGCCAGCGTAACAACCGGACTCGCGCTACCAATCACATGCGCCGGCGTCACCATATCACCCGGCGCAGCCGCCGCCATGCCGAGCCCGCCATAGGCAGAGCTGCTACCATCAGGATGCAAAATCTCGACAGTCGCATTGTCCGGCGCCCCGGTGACAGCGTTGACAACACCCCCCGCAATCGGATGCACCGCAGCCCCAGCCGGCGCGTCAATCGCCACCGTGCCTGGCGGACCCTCAACAGGATCAACGCGCGAAGTGCCCCCCGCCGCCTCACCAAATATCCCAGCCATACGCTGCGCCTGGTTGGCCTGACCCAGCTTCGCCACCGCCAACTGATACGCCGCCGGCGACAAGGTATCGCCAAACCCGGCCATGATATGCGCAGCAAATTCCGGCTCCCCCGCAGCAAATGCCTGCCCCACCGCATTGGCCACCGCCCCGCCAACCGCCGACCGCATCGCCGCCACCCGGTCCTCCGGATCCGCCGCGTCCCCCACCTGATCCGCCGCCAGGTCCCTGACCGTGTTCAACCCGCCGATCAGACGCGCCGGATCCTGCCAGGCATCGCCAGCAGCCTGCTGCGCCGATCGCAATTCCTGATCGCCAACCGCCGCCCGCTCGACCACGGCCTGGCGCAAGGCATGCCCGGTAATCCGCCCGGCAGCATCATCGATCGCCGGCCCCATCTGCTGGTCATACGCCGCAATCATCCCCGGCGTGCCCAGCGTGGCCTGACTATCCGCCTGGATCCGCGCCAATTCATCCAACGCCTGCGGCTGTGCCGCCACCGCATCGCCGCCAGTCAGATCACCATGCACATCGACCAGATTGGTCACCGCCGCCTTGTCACGCAACGCACGGGCCCGCCCAGCCGTATCATCGCTCAAAGCCCGGATCGCCGAATGCGTAGCCGCAGAATCCTTCAAAACAGCGCCACCCACGGCGAGCGCCTGCCCGATGGTATTGCCCAGCGACAATGTCCCGGGCCCCCAGAATCGCGCCTTGTAGGCCTCGACCGGCGCAGACGGCGAAATAGACGTCGGCGCGCGCATCACAACCCGATCCCCGCCTTGAACGGACCATACTGACTGGCACTGCCCAACGCCGTACCAACGCTGCCAGACCCCGCCGAAGACAATCCGCCGCCAAATCCACCACTCAAGCCCGCACCAGACCCGGCACTGACCAACCCCGAACCCAGATTGACGAGCCCACCAACCAGAGCCGCCGTCCCACGATTGTTCGCCGCCGCCGCCTGACCCAGGTCATTGGCAACCGCAATATCCGACCCCATCAGGTTCTGATTGCCCTGCGTATAAATCCGCGCCAGATTTTCCTGCCCCAGGATCTGCGTATCCTTCAACGCATTGGCCGCAGTGCCATACCCGATCGCATCGCCCCCGGCCGCCGCCGCCAAATTCTGCTCGCCACTCACCGCCGCCATCTGCCGATACTGCTGCAAGGCGGCATCACGCATGTTCTGCTGCCCGACCTGCGCCGCATTGCTTTCCGCGGCCGCATTGGCGTTGGCCGCCGCCGCCTGCGCCTTGGCCTGGTTCATCGCCGAAATCGTGCCGATACCCGTGCCGATAGCCCCCAGGCCCGCGGCGATAATTGGCGCACACATCACATGATCTCCCGGATGAAACGCCGAAACGCGACAGAGCGCATCACGACAGGCTCGTGTTCCACGACAAATCCCCAGCGCTCGAGCAAGCGGATCGCCTGCCGATTGTCCGAGGACACGAAATTGCGCAGCCTTGCGCCATGGCGATGCATGGCCAAAATAACCGCCGGCCCGTGCTCGATCAGCGCCCGCCCATGCCGCGCAACCAGGTCGCTACCCAAAAACCACGGCACGGCATCGCCCCCCGCCGCGTTCTCGACCACAACCCCAAACATGGCCTGCGGCTCTCCACCGATCATGGCGGTCCATGTCTGCGCACTGGCGGCCAGCCCATGATGCAGCGCCGCACTCCCAGTGCGCCCCATCGCCTCGCACTCGATCACATCGATAGCGCGCAACCGCTGCGCCAAACCGCAAACATGGTCACGATGCCCCGGCACCAGCCGGAGCGAACGCGCACGCCTCATCCGTCGATCACCGGATCGACAGCAACGTCCAACAACGTAAACGGCACCGGCAACGTCTGATTGATCCAGACCGTGCATTCGGTCCGCACCTTGTTGTCCATCGCCACGATATAAGTGCCGTCAAACAGCGCATTCGGATCATCGGTCGGCAACGGCCGCACAGGAAACAGATCCGCGCTACCAATCCCGGCATTGACCGGCCCACTGTCATGCAAAGTCAGCACCGCCTGCGCCGGGTTTTGCACCCGCGCAATATTCGATCCAGACCCGGGCACCGTAATCCGCAACGGCAACGTCTCGACATCGACGTCATACGGCAGCCCAAAGGACACATTCGACCCGCCACCCATCCCGACCGGCAACGTAACCGTGCCATCTGTAACCGTCAGTCCGACAACAGGCACACCGTCGACCAAACCAGCCACATTGGTACATCCCTCCAGATGCCACAGCCCGGAAAAGCTCGCTTGCGGCACCTCAAAACTCGCCGACACCGCACAATCCAGAAAACAGCACTCGTCCACCGCATCCCACAAATGCGAAACCATCCGCTCGACAAAAGTCTGCGTCCGCCCCGCAACCGTCCGCGCGACAGTCAGGTAAACCCGGTCCTCGCCATCCTCGGTAATCGAACACACCGACTGCACCGTGCCGGCAGTCTCGCACGCGGTCCAACCCCAGACATTCTGCTCCTGCTCCCAGGTAAAACACAGCAAAACACCATCATCACGCACCGCCCAGATCAGCGACCGCGGCTCCTGGCTGTAACACCACGAAACGATCGTATGCCCCTCAAAGAAATGCGGCGAAAAGATCGTAATATCGTTCGCGCGCAACCCGTTGATCGAAAAATCATACCCCAGACTACGGATCGAACACCCGATCGACGGCACGTAAAACACGACATTGTCGACCACCAGCGGCGGCAATCGCGCCGACCCGCGCCCGACCTGGCGCTGGATCGCCGGCGGCGTCGTCCCATCGAGCGGCCCGCCGCCAACCGTGCCGATGATGTCGAACACACTGTCACTGGTCAGCGCCAGCAACGACGTGGTCGACGTCAACTGGTTCACCGAATTGACCCGCCCGGCCATGATCGCAAAGCTCATGCCATCATCGGCGCGCAGTGGCGTCGAATAGTCCATGTTCTCGATCAGCCCGGATTTCGAGGCCCATATCCCGTGCGGCACATTGGTCGATCGCGCCCAGATCGACCGCTGCTGAAACAGCGTCACCGTCGACGGATAATTGCCCGCCACCGCAAATGGATTGTTGGCCAGCGGCGGCGCCTGGTCATACGACGGACCGATATTGTCATCGATAAACGTCGTGCTCCTGGTCGTCCCAATATATCCATAAAACTGCGTGTTATTAGCCTTATAAACATTGTACCGCGTCGCCGCAGCAACCGCCGGCCACCCCAGGCTGTTGTAATTCCGCTTCAATGTCAGGTCGTTATACGCGCTCGCGGTAGACGAAGCCTGGCTTTCCTCGGTGGTATTATCATCCACCGCGGTAATGCAATAAATGGCCGTCTCGGGAAAAAAATTCAACCCGCTATTGGCCGAATCCGTGTCCGCCACGGTAGCAGCCACAGTGCACGTCGCCGGCGCCGCAATCGTCGGCGCAAACTGCACAGTCTGAAACGTCCAACTGGTATTGCTCGCGCGCACCAGCTTGGTCGGCGGATGGTTCAGATGCGCCAGATACAGCGTATCGGCGGTCTGCTCATAATCGATATCGGCCAATTCGACGCCATTGTAGGGCGAACCGACCACGCACACACGCGAAGCTCCCATCGGATCAATCCTCCAAACGGTTTGGGCCAAGCCCACCGCCGTACGACACGGTCGGCGTCACGACCGTCCCGGCCGGGGGAGGGACAGTCGGCGGAGGCACGATAATCGGCGGCGACACATTGGCGGTCCCACCAGTGCACCCCGAAAATGCCGGACAACCCGACGTGTCGGCGTTGATCGTCAGCGTATTGGCATCGATCACCGTCAACACGGTCCAGGTGCGATAATTCAGCACCGCGCCCATCCCGCCAAGCACGCCATCGATATAAACCAGGTCGCCAATGCCAAACCCATTGAACGCGATCGTCAATTGCGCACTCGGCGCATTGGTAATCGCAGTAATCGGCTGCTCACCCTGCAGCACGCGCCCGCCCATGGCCGACGGCACCATATACCCCTGGCCCATTTCCAGCACATAAGTCTGGGTCAGCGAAAACTGAAACAGAACTAACCGCGTTGGTTCACTAGCATTGACGACACTACCCACCAGCCGCGTGCCAGGCCGCTTCGTCACGCCGCCATATTTCATGACGATCACATTGCGCGCCTGGCGCAATCCCGATTGCCACGCATCAACGTCGAACCGGCCATACAACTCGGGCGCAAGCTCGCCCTTGCTGAAATTGACCTGGGGAATCCGCACCGTCACAGATCGCTCCCGATCCCGGCCCGCGCAAACGCAGCCTCGCTGACATAGCTGACCGGCCGCCGCACACGCTGGTTATAATCCTCGGCAATCGCGCGAGCCCGCGCCAGCTCGGCCGCCGCACCGGCCGCACGCGCAAGCCCGGTATCCTTGCGGATCGGTATCGCCACCCGCGCCGCCAGCTCCAGTGCAAACGCCCGCGCCACCAGCGGCGGCAACGCACCCGCATCGGTCAACGTCGCAACATAAACCAGCGTGGCACTGCAAACATTGCAGTAAATCACCCCGCCCTCATGCAGAAACGCCAGCGGCACACTATCCTGCACCGGAAACGGATAAGGCCCACCCAGCGGCAAATAACGGGCATCGTCCTGCACCTGCCGTATCGCCAGCGGCCGCGCACAATTCACCGGAACGATATAAGCATGCGCCCACTCGGCCGGCCGGTCATTGGTGGTCTCGGTCAAAACACCGCGCGTCACCGCCCAGCTCCAGTCCGACCACAACGACACCTCCGCCAGCAAAGGCCCCGCAAACCGCGCAACCTCCCGCGCCTCGATCGAATTGTCGCTCACATCGGTAATCGGCCCCGAAGCAATCTCGGCCAGCGCCATGTTGCAGATGTCGTCAAGCGTCGCCATGCCGAATAGCCCTTTCAAAAACACGCAGCCGATCACCCCGAGGCGATGCGGTTCGCCAACCAGCCGGCGCCCCGCATCCCCCCGAAAAGCGATCACTTCGCGGACGGAGCCGCCCCGCGCTTTGCCGGCGCAGCCACATCCGGCGCATCCAGCGCAATCCACGCCCGCCCCGGAATCTCGTCGCTCGCAAAGGTCTCGCCCTCCGCAATCAGCCGCCGCTCATTGCTGAGATAGATCGCCTCGCTCGCGCGATAGCGCGGCATCAAAGCCATCAGACCGCACCGCTCGCGATATTGGTCTGACGGCTCGCAACAATCGCCGCACTCACGGCGCCCTGCGTCGCAGTCCCGACCGCCGTATAATACAGCCGCAAATACCGCGCGGCCGCATTCTCGACGAGGTTGGGCACACGAAACATATACCCCGCGCTCAACGAAGCCGCCGCAATCGGCGCCCCGGTATCAACGCTCGTCCACGTCACATTGTCAGGCGAAGTCTGCACGGAAACCTGCAGCGAAGTCAGCCCCGCAAAAGCCTGGCTCACCGAAACCGAAAGATCGAGCCGATCTCCCCGGCCGATATCGCGCACAAGCGGATTGGTCGCCGCGTACGGCGTACCCGTGGCGCCAAGATCGATGGTATTGGTCGATGGCGCCGAAACGGTCACCAGTTGCTGGTCGCTAAACACGAGCGAAGTGTCGATGATCATGGAAAAATGTTCCCTTGTCTAAAGGAGGCCGGATCGCCCGCGCCGCGCGCGATCCGGAAAAGGCGATTACGAAACCCCAGCCGACGTAAGTCGGTTACGAAACCAGCGTCTCGGTCGTCAGCAGCGCATCGGACTCACGCACCGGAATCCCACGCCAGGTCATCACTTCCTCGCCCTGGATTTCCATCGGCGTCAGCCGCACAAAATTGTCGACCCCCGACCGGCTGTTGGTGCCTTCAGCATCCAGCGCCTCAAGCAAAGTGCGGTTCATATAAATGACACTGCGCCCCGGACTGATCTGCCCCTGCGCCTCGACCCGATACGCGCGCCGCCCCTGCAGCTTGTAATAGGCATGGCGCATCAGCGGATTGAGCGCGACCGACCCGGCCAGCACACTGGGCACATCGAGATTGCAGACCCGCGCATTATACCGCCAGTCCTTCACGCACAGCCCGACATGCTGCGTGAACTTTTCCTCCTTGACGTAAAACGGATTGCCGTTCCCATCGAGCACCCGCTGGCGCCCCATATCCTCGCGCTGGATCCCGCCGGGAATATGATCGGGCACGACAATCGAAGTCTGCGCATCGCCATGCGTCACAAACCAGATCGACGCATTGTTCGATCCCGTGGCCCCCGCGCTGACCACATTGGGGTTCTGCAGCGAATTGAACCGCGGCCCCATCCCGTGAAACTGCTTGCCGTTCACCTTGACGTCGGAATACCAGATTGCGCTCTCGATCGTCTGCGCAATCGCCTCGAGAAAGCCCTGGCCCTCGACCAGCCGCAACTTCGCCGCCTCGGCCGGCTTCAGATTGAGCAGCCGCTCATCGACGCTCGACAACCCTTCGACAAACCCGGTCGTATCCTTGACCTCGGTATAATTGCCCTTGGACTGCGCAATACCCTGGTACAGCGCGCCCCACGAAACCGAAGGCAGGCCGGTGCGGATCGATGACCGATGTTCGGTCCCGCTGTTGCAGTTGATGACGTTGGCATCTTTCATGAACGGCGTGAGCTGAGTCAGCGCCTCGACCACATCGCCGATGCCATCGCTGCTGGTTTTCAGAACGTCGATCAGATTCCAGTACGTGCTGCCAAGAATGGCCATGCTCAAGTCTCCCTGGGAAATCCCCGCAAGACCGCGGGGAACGGATAACGCCGGCAAATGCAGGGGGGAAGGGCGCGATGCGGCCGGCAT